GATTGATCGACTGAACCTTTTGCTCCATCGATGCCATGATTGCCTGAAGGTTTGAACCGTTAGGCTGCAACATGAATGGACGCAAGTTAGGATCAAGTTCATCCGGCATATGGACGATCCCACCTGCACCTGCTGATGCGTCAGTGTCGTAAGTCTTAACCAGTGTCGGATGGTTAGAAATACGGATCAATTGCTCGATTTCTGACAGTTCTTGATAGATGGCTTTCTGCATCAAGGCAATGTCGCCAATGTCTGACTTACCAATACCTTTGGTCACAGTGCGGGCAGCAGGAAGATACACAGCAGGAATGTAGCCGATTGGGTTATCCATTGTTTCCAATAGGCGTTCTGTCTCGTTGCTGACCTCATAGAGTTCAACAGTATCTTCTGTCCAGATGCGGAAGTGCGTCATGGTTTCAGTGGCGTCCTCACGGATCACTTCTTCACGCAGTTTCAGATAGACCAACTTGTTTCGGCCAGATGCAGTGCGTTCCCACTTCCAATCAAATACATTCTCAGGCGTATAAAGATTCAGGTACGGACGGATATCTTGATCCAGTTCTTCAGCGCGAGTCCCTGCGTTTGACTTAGGCTTGTCGACTACGATCCAGACATGACCATAAACAGCAGACCAAATCTGAGCCTGTTTCATGAAGGCATCAAGGCTGCGCCCATCAAGATCAACATCACGCATCATCGGAATCAGGATTGGGTTGTTCTCCAATGAGTTGTACTGGCGTGTTGGAGGATTGCGCCATAGGAATGATGAATAGATGTGAATGACGTTAGCGCAGTGGTTGTCAATCGGTGTCAGGTCTAACCGTCTGGCATAATCATTCTTGTCTTCTTGAATGTACTGAACCAGGTATTGACCGTCTTTGTAATGCTCGCCACCTAGATAGGAACGGAGATGGAATTCCCACTGATCTACATAATCGTTGTAGTCAGGATGCGTGTATGTAATTTCCTGAGACACTGTTAAGTCCACCTAGTAGGTTGAGGTATGTCATATTGTCTCTTGATTGGGTACAAGAAATCAATTAAATAGCCAAGCGCGTCATTCATGTGGTCAAAGCCTGAATCCTTATCTGGCTGACTCGTGCCTTCTTTGTAGGTCTGACGCTCTAATGATTTGATGACCTGCTTACACTTAGGATCGATCATCAAGTGTCTTTGTCCGTCTGCTGACTTGAGTCTGGCGTTGACTGAGTTGATTCGATCTCTGATGGCCGAATGCTTGTCTCTGACCTTAACTGCGAATCCTGCGTTCTGGAGGATTGATAGGTCTGTTCGTCCACCTGCTGATGTTTTCCGTTGTCTTGCGGCAGGATCGGGATAAACGCAAATCTGCCGTGACGGATACCTCGTCTTGATCTCATCGACTATCTCATCCGTGTTGCTGCCATAAATAACAATTTCATCCATGATCTTTAGAGTAGAGCCTTCACGAATTGCCACAACAGCCGACATTGGATCAAGGTTAAAGTCCATGCCGATGTGTAGCATCGAGCCATCGTCCGTGATCTTCCTGACAGATTCCGTCCTGTCAAAGTTGTAGTAGATGATTCCTTGATAGTTGACGAATTGAGCGTTGTACTCCTGGTTGAATGTACGCTCGTCTAGGTCACGCTTGGCTGATTCGATTTCTTCTGCTGTGACTTGTCCGCCATCAATGGTGGTGTACTGAAAGGCTTGCCAATCAGTATTTCCGTCTGCACCTCGTGTCCACAAATCATAAAAGTGATTGCGTCCTTTAGGCGTACCAATGAATAGGGCTGATCCTTGTCGATCTGATAGAGAAGGTCTAAGAACCTCATACCAAGCCTCTGGCCTCATGTCTGCAAATTCATCGAGGACGCAGAAGTCCAAGCTACGTCCACGCAAGTTATCTGGTTTCTCTGCACCTTTCAGTGAAATGATTGATGCATTCCACAGTGTAACGGTCAGGCTCGATTCGTTAGTCTTCTGGATATACTCCTTTGGCAAGAAAGCCAACAGCATATCCCATGCAATTTCTTTGGCCGCTTTGTAAGTAGGAGCGACATACCAACACACTTTGCGTTTGCCTTTAAGTGCTTGCGTGACTAACTCAGTGACAGACAGGAAGGTTTTGCCGAATCGCCTACCTGCTACAACTACACGGAACCGATTTTCGTCAGAGTATATCTTGCTCTGAGGTTTAGTCAGGTGCATGAGTGTTGATAATGATCGGTGGTAGTTCGCGTTCTTCGGTGTGATCTTCTTTCCAACCTGCTTGTGTCTTCAGGTAAAAGATAGCTGCTGTGACGTTGCCGTTACGCGCCTGAGTAATCAGATTTGAGCCAACACCTGCGATAGCTTTGCCTCTACCTTTTTGATACGCCTCAGAAACTTCAGGTTGTCTCTGCTCAATCTCGCGTAAGGTGTTCTCGCATATACAGAAATAATCTGCCATCTGCTTCTTGCTTAGTACAGCCGCAAGTGCTTCTACCTGTGCGATCTTGGCTTCATCAAATACAACTGGTGGCCTTCCTCCACCTTCACCTTGTCTGCCGTTCTTAGCCATTAGACACCTCGTTGAATGTCTCGCCTGTTGATTCTAGGACTGCTTCTTTGCCTGTAAATTCTTGCCAACGCTTTACTATTACATCGCAATATTTAGGATCAAGCTCCATAACTCGGCCAAGGCGATTATTTTTCTCGCAAACGATAATTGTTGTTCCGCTACCGCCAAAGCTATCTAATACAATATCTTGTCCCTTTGTATTGTTAAGCACTTGATATTCAAAAAGCTCCACTGGCTTCATTGTTGGGTGCTCTTTATTTCTACTAGGGCGATCAAATTCTAAGACTGTCGTTTGCTTTCGATCTGCAGCCCATAAATGTCCTGCGCCTTCTTTCCAACCATATAAACAAGGCTCATGCTTCCAGTGATAATCTTGCCTTCCCATTACCATTGTTTGCTTTTTCCATATTAAGCACTGTCTTACAGTCCAACCTATATCAAAAGCTGCGCCTCTGAAATTATATCCTTCGCTATCAGCATGCCATATATAAAATACTGCTCCTGCTTTCATATTTGCATCAGCCGCAGAATATGCATCACTCAAAAACTGACGGAATGAATCATTGCTCATCGAATCATTTTGAATGGTCAATGCGTCTTTAGTTTTTCCTTCATAAGCCACATTATATGGAGGATCAGTTATCCATATATCTGCTAAATTTCCTTCTAATAAAGAAGAAATTGAATCGATGCTTGTGCTATCACCGCACATCACGCGATGGTTCCCGCAAATCCAAATATCGCCTTCTTTGGTTACAGGCTCATCAGGTACTTCAGGGACAGCATCTTCGTCTGTCAGACCGTCTACCTGTTCTGGTTCAAGCAACTTAGCTAGCTCGTCAGGATCAAAGCCTGTTAGCTCTAGGTCAAAGTCTAGCTCCTTGAGGCGTTCCAACTCTGCTTGTAGTGCTTGATCGTCCCAACCTGCGTTCAGTGCCAGTTTGTTGTCGGCTATAACGTAGGCTTTGCGTTGTGCTTCTGTCAGACCTTCTAACGTAATCGTAGGGACTTGATTGAGGCCAAGTTTCTTTGCGGCAAGTAAGCGTCCATGACCTGCAATGATGATATTAAATTCATCGACTAGAATTGGATTAGTGAAGCCAAACTCTTTGATGCTTGCAGCGACTTGGTTTACTTGTTCATCGCTATGTGTGCGGCTGTTCATCGCATACGGAATGATGTCGGCAGGATCGCAATAGGTTATTTTCAATTCAGCCATTCTTTAGTTCCTCTACATAACGATTCCAAAACCATTGAGCCTTCTGAGCATCCTCTACTGGATTGCCATGCTTATGGTTCACACGCCAGTTATACTTCATGTGCGTGAGACGTAGGTAACCAAGGAATTCTTCGCGTGAGGAACACGCTTTCATGGCATCAATGCATTCAATGCTGCCTTGCGTGTAATGACTTGGATGATTGACCGAATCTGACATCGTGTTTAGCTCCACCAGGTTACCTGCCTGTCCAGTGGAACTAATTATATCACGACTTCGGTGGATGATAGAGTCTGGCGACAACCATGCAGTATTTGTTGATCTGTGTGCGTGGGTTGATGACGCGATACAAACCTTTCTCTGTTTGCAGGATATGGCGTTCACCAAAGCCTTTAGCTTTTAAGCTACGTTTGGCTTCATCGAGTGCTTTCATTGGACAATCGAATCTATGGATTTGGTTTATATTCATAGCCTACCTTGTCCAGTTGATCGTCCATGTATTCGTCTAACAGCGTGATATCGCCACAGTGCTTGCACCAGAAGAACTCTGTGCATTTGTCACCACAATGCGGACACTTTTGCGACTGTGCTATTTGGGCAGCTTCATGAAGGTCTACCATTGCTTCCACACCTCTTTGTCTGACTTAAAGAACCTGCGAGGATACAGCCTAACACCAAGCAACTGGAACAATGCCCAATCGACTATTGCCGACAAGATCAGCGTGAAGATAAAGACTGATGCAAAAAACGCTACTAAAAATAATGTGTCCATGATTCGCTCCTAAACCGGAAAGTTGCAAAGTTTATTCGCAGCATTGATTGCCTCATCAACACTATCAAAATCAGCCCAAATCGAATCACCAGGCATCAACAAATAGCCAAATTCTTTGCCGTCTGATTCACGAACAACTGGCTTTACACGGACAGTGCCGAAAAGAGTTGCGGCAAACTGTATTTTTCCTTCTGATTTCCAATTCAACATTGTGTCGCTCCTTATGTAAGACAGCTAGATTATTAACTTTATCTAGTCTGAATTGTATTAGACATTAGTCTAACTCGCTAACTGCTCGACCCGCGCCTTGGCTAACCGATAACGCTTGTAGTCAGAATGAGTCAGGTACTTCCCTTCACGCTTCTCCTGTTCGTACAAAGTTATAACAATATTGTCCTCTAACTCTGTTTTGCGTAATTTTAACTTTGCATCGTAAGTGCCTGTAAATTCACCAGAAAACAGTTCGCTTGCAGGTAGACCTAACGCCTCCACAACGTCAGAACCTCTAGCACCGCATGAGAAGCAGTGTGCTAGAACCTTTCCGTCATCTGTTTCTGTGATAGTCATGGATGGGTTTTTGTCGTCATGT